TGTGCAGCTACTATTAAGCTATCTGCTTCTTAATTTCAATTTATAGGGTATCTTATTATTAGATACCCTTTTTTTATACCCATGTATCATTCAAAGAAGAAAAAAAAGAAAGGTGGGAGAGACTCACTTAAGATTAAAAAGAAAGGCTACTAATTATGTTTGGCAAGAATAAAAAGAAAAAAGGTATTCTTGGATTAGAAGGTCAAGCTTATGTTGATGCCTACAATCAAAAGATGAACGATACAGGTAAAACAACGCTTGCTGAAAAAGCTAGGTTCGTAAAAGAAACAGCTAAAATTAGAAACAAACTTATTGAACAAGGAGGTATGTAATGGCTGTAGCTGCAACCACAGAACTTGCGTGTATCAATATAATGCTTGCTGCTATAGGTGAAGCACCTATAAATAGTCTTGTCGGTACTCTTCCTGTTGATGCTCGTATTGCTCAATCAACCCTTACTGAAGTAAACAAAAGTGTGCAATCAGAAGGCTGGTCTTTTAATACAGAAATTGATGTAACCCTTACAAGAGATGGTTCTAATCAAATAAATATTCCTACAGATGTTTTAAGAGTTGATGCTAATATTCATCAACACCCAACCATTGACCCTATACAACGTGGCTCTAAGTTATACGATAGACAAAATAATAAGTTTGAATTTGATGAAGATTTAATTTGTACTGTTGTTTACTTTAGAGATTTTGATGAAATACCAGAACCAGCTAGACACTATATGAATATACAAGCTGCAAGAAAGTTTGTTGACAGACTTGTAAGTGACCAAGCATTAAGAACCTATACATTGCAAGACGAGCAAAGAGCTAGAGCAATATTAATGGAAACTGATTTAGCAAATGGAGATCACAATATACTTAGAGGAGATCCTTCTCTTACTAGTATCTTTGATACTTACAATCCTTCTAGTGCTTTAATTAGATAACTATGGCTGTTATATCAAGAGCTATACCTACATTATTGAGAGGTATATCGCAATCTTCTGATGCTTTGAAGCAAGCAGACCACGCTGATATACAAGACAATGCTGATAGCAACCCTGTTCTTGGTCTAACAAAAAGGTCTGGATCTCAATTTTTAGCTTCAGTTGGCAGTTCTACTCTTGGTAATGTTCACATACAAACTATAAATAGAGATGCTAGTGAACAGTATGTAGCAATATTTAGTAATGGTAATGTAAAAGTTTTTGAGTTAGATGGAAATGAATTAACAGTAAATAAACCAGATGGTACGAACTATTTAAACACATCAAGTCCTAGAAGTGTAATGAAGACAGTAACTATTGCTGACTTTACGTTTGTTGTTAATACAAGTATTACACCTGCTATGGATTCAGCAGTATCAAATAGTGCTAGTAATATTACGCAAGCAATAGTATTTATAAATCAAGCAACAGCTAAGACAACTTATTCTGTAACTGTAGATGGTGTAACAGTAACAGATGACACTACTGGCAATGATCCTCTTTCAACTACAACAGTTGCTACTGATCTTACTGCTGGTTTAAACTCTGGTCTTACAGGTTTTACGATTGCTAGAAATGGTCCTGTTATACATATTAAAAAAAATGATGGCAGTAATTTTTCAATAGATGGTAATGATTCTCAAGGTAATACTAAAATGACAGTTATAAAAGATACAGTACAGCAGTTTACTGATCTTCCTAATGTGTCACCTAATGGATATGTAGTAGAGATTGTTGGTGATGAAGGTACAGATTTTGATAATTACTACGTTAAATTTACAACTAATAATGGTAATGCTTTTGAAGAAGGGCAATGGTCAGAAACAGTAGAAGCTGGCATACCTTTTAAATTTAATTACGACACAATGCCACACGTTCTTATACGTCAGGCAGATGGTAATTTTAGATTTGCAAGAGTAGATGGAGATACATATACAATATCTGGCACGACATATACATTACCTAAATGGGGTGAACGTGTTGTTGGTGATTTAGTATCATCACCAGATCCTTCTTTTATTGGTAATAAAATTAATAATGTATTTTTCTTTAGAAACAGGCTTGGTTTTCTTGCAGCAGACAATGTAATACTTTCAACAGTATCAGAGTTTTTTAATTTTTTTCCAGAAACAGTTATATCAGTTTTAGATACAGAACCCATAGACGTAGCTGCATCTCATACAAAGGTTGCAATATTGAAACATGCAGTAACTATGGGAGAAAAACTTATATTATTTTCTGAACAAACGCAATTTGTATTATCAAGTTCAGCAGACAACCTTACACCTTCAACCGCTAACGTACTTGTACAAACTGAATTTGAAAGTAACGCAGCAGCACAGCCTGTAGGTTCTGGTTCTTCTATCTATTTCTTAACTAAAAAAGGTTCCTTTGCAGGTATCAGAGAGTATATTATTGCAGGTAATCAACAGATCCAAGATGCTGCGAATACTACTATTCATGTACCAAGACTAATACCAAGTGGCATTTTTAAAATGGCAGTATCAAACAACCAAGATATTCTTGTATTGCTTGGTACAGAGAATCCAAACAAGCTATATGTTAACAGATGGTTATATGGAGATGGATTTAGTAAAGCATTAAACGCTTGGTTTACTTATACATTAAACAGTAATAGGTCTATTTTAAATATTGATTTTATCGGTACTGATTTGATACTGGTAATAGAAGAAGCTAATGGTGTAACTCTAGAAAAAATACCATTTGAAACTAATTTTAGAGAACCTAATGCAGAGTTTGAATATCATTTAGACCACAAGGTAACTGAAGCTACTAGCGGTGTATCTGTTGCTTACAACTCTGCTACTGGTATTTCTACATTTACAGTTCCTTATAGATTAAGAGCCAACATGAATATAGTTGGCAGGTATCTTGCCAGTAATGAAACAAGCACATTTGTAGATGCTCAAGGCAATACAAAAACTCTTGTATCAGGACAAGCACTAACGACTACTAATGCAGTTGATGGTTCTACTTCTACAATTACAGCTACAGGTGATTATAGAAATAGTAAATTTATTATTGGTGAACCTTATGAAATGCACTATAGGTTTAGTCAACAAAGATTAACTCAAGGTGGTGGAGGTGCTACTGAGCTTATAAGTGGTCGATTACAAATACATCATTTTTATATTAAATACGAGGATTCTGGTTTCTTTCAAGTAGAAGTAACACCTGAGAATAGAGACACATCTCTACATAAATTTACTGGTCGTTTGCTTGGTGCTGCTTCTGCTTCTATCGGTCAGATTAATTTAGATACAGGTACATTTAAAGTGCCTATTATGAGCAAGTCAGATAGAGTAGATATAGATGTAAAAAACAGTACTTTCTTGCCTACATTGTTAGCTAGTGCAGAATATGAAGGAGTATTTCACATGAGGAGTAGAAGAACTTAATGGGATATTTAAGAAAATCAAAACTATCAGATCTTAATTATGTATGTCAAAACATGAGACAAATGGATAGGTTGGAAGGTTTATATCAAACAGGGCAAGATCCAGAAGATGCCTTACGCTTGTCGTTTTTATTTGGTAAAACAATATTAACAATAGCTGGTGACGAGGATCAACCTATGGGCTTATGTGGAGTGCGTAAAGATGGTTGTATATTTATGATTTGTACTGATGAATTATTTTCTAATAAAAAATATAAAATACAACTAATAAGAAAAGGTAGAGAATGGATAGACAGTTTGTTGAAATCTTATAAAGTCCTATATAATTTTGTATATGCAGAGAATCATACTGCTATAAAGTGGTTAGAAGCTCTCGGTTTTGTTTTTATAAATTATCACGAAAAGTATGGTCAACATGAAAAACCATTTTATGAATTTCTGAGGATTGCTTAAATGTGTTCTCTTGCTGCTGGTATTAGTGGAGGTCTAAATCTTTTTCAAGGTCTTGCCATGCAAGGTGCTGCAAAAGACGCTGCTGAACAAACTGCTGAACAAGAAAGAGTAGGTGTAAAATCTGCTGAAGATAGTAAAAGAAATCAACAATTAGCTTTATCTGAGCAAAAAGCATCAAAAGAAAAACAAGAAGCACAAAATGTTTTTGCTAAAAACATAGAAATACTACAAGCACAAAAAGCTTTATTAGCATCAGGACAAGCAGGTAACAATATAAATTTATTGTTTAGAGAATTAGGAGGTAAGGGTGCTAATTTTAGAGAATCTGTAAGACAAGAGTTAGAATCATTTAGTAGGCAGTATGATAGAAATATACAAGGTACAGAAGCAGAATATCAAAACATTAGAAACAGATTAAGAAGTAATACTATAACTGCATATAACCAAATACCCTCAACAGGATCAATTATTTTAGGTGCTGCTACAAGTGCATTTAATACCGAACTTTCTTTAGATGATGGATTCTTTAGCTAATTATGACATCTAGTTTTCAAAGCACAGCAGCCACAAGGATTTACGATAGTCCTGTAAGTACTTTTGTACAACCTGTTACTGCTGTACAAAAAAGTAACTTGGCAGATTTGGCAGAGATCTTACAAACAGTAAATCCAACATTAGAAAAGTTTTTTGTAAATAGAGCTAATCAAAAAGCAGAAAAAGATAGAAAACAAGCTGTTGCTGATGTTTTAGATGCTGAAATAAATGGTGGTGCTATTGCTGATTTATCAAACAGAATTGAAAAAGTTGAGGGTAGACAGACAGCTAGAGAAATAATAGGTGGTACAAGGGCTTATAGAAGACAATATGAAAAATCCTTAGTAGCGTTACAAGCTCAAAAAAGAGGTAACAGAATGGATAGTGACTATGATGTCACTAGAATAGATACAGGTGCAAAAGATGAAAACGGAAAACCTATATTAAAGTTTTTAAAAGAATTTAGTACTGATAGCAATGAATATAGGACTTGGAGAAAAAGTTACCTTGATGAAGATTTAGAGCTTTTTCAAAAATTAGGTATTGATTCAACTGTAGTTGATGATTTTTACATACCTGAAATGGGTAAGGAGATGTTTAAAAATGCTAATTATGGAACTAAACAAAATCAAGCTTTTGAATATAATAAATTTTTAGGATTGATGCCTGAGGTTTTAACAGAAGCATCTTTACATTTAAGCAAAGGAGAAGACGATCAAGCTGGTGAAATTTTAAATAACTACCTAGAAAATATGTATAAAGGTGGTATTACTGGCACAGATGCTACTAAAACATATACAACTCTTATAAATAATATTTATGCTCAAGGTGAAAAACTATTAGATATAGATGTAAGCAAACCTGATGCTGCACAAAAATTAGCTCTAGCTGAAAGTTTCCCAGATAGGCTTTTAAGTTTAGTTAAATATGGAGAAAAAGATCTTAGAAGTCATAAAGACTATCTGACAAAATCAGCAGCTTTTGATGAAAAGTTTGAAAGATTAGTACTGCAAAAAATTAAATACAAAAATCAAGTACAACCTTTACTTAACAAATTAGAAATTAAAAATAAGTTTCAAAATATAAATAAAATACCTCTTACTGTAGATATGACAGATGCAGAAAAAACTACAGCAATAGAAAATAAACGAAATGGATATGAAGCGTTAAAAAATGATCCTAGATTTACAACAAAAGAAGAACAAGATTACATAGATCAATTAGGTAAATCAGATAACTTTGATCTTAAAAGTAAAATTATTCCAGATTTAAAAAAGAAAATTACATTAGGTGTATTTGATGGTTTAGATAGTGATTTAGAAAAAGCTATTTCAGATATAGAAAACAATCATGCAACAATGGACAATGAAGCAATCGACTTAATAGATAAACTTAAAAAGTTTGCAGCAGAAAGTGATGGGTTAGGAGAAGATATACAAACTTCTACAACTAACATAATGGATATAGTTAACGATAACTTAGGTGTAGGAAATAAGTTTCAAATCCTTATGGGTGGCTTTAATGCAGAAACTAAAAGCAATATGGTAAAAGCAACTAAGATTAGTTTTGATGTCAGAGATAAGATAAAAAAATATTACATAGATTATATAGAAACAAATGGTAAACGACCTACCAGTTTAGAAGTACAAGCAATAGAACAACAATATGCTGTACAAGCTTTAGCTGCTGATGGAAAAGAAGAATTTGTAAAGTTAAGAAATCAATTATATCCAAACGCAGAAAATCCTTTTAAAAAAGTAGAACCACCAAAAGTTAAAATGACAGAAGGAGAAGGAATGAGATCAAATCCAAACTTTATAGGTTCTGGTGCTAATCAACAATTTGGTACAAAAGGGGATATAAGTACAGAAGAAAATTTAAACCAACAACAAAACACAAACACAAATAATAGTTTTTTTGAAGGTGGAGTAAATTTAAGTTCTGTACCACAATTTGAAAATAGAAGGGGTGCAGGTTATGGCGGTGGTATGCCAATAGAATTTAATTTACAAGAACTTTTAAACCAAGAAAACTTCCCTGATTTTGGTGGTTTAGCAGAGTTAGTAAGAGGTGGAGAATCTTTAGGTAGTGGTCTTTATAATGCTTTTAATGGTGGTACAACTGATACAGCAGGTGAAATGGATATAACAAGTAAAACTATAGGTGAGATGGAGCAAATGCAAGCTGATGGCAAAGTTTTTGCAGTAGGAGCTTATCAATTTACACCTAATGTTTTAACAGAAGCTAGAGTTTATTCTGGTCTTAACAAAGATGATATTATGACACCAGAAAATCAAGATAGATTATTCTGGGGTATGTTACTAAGTGGTAGAAAACGACCTTCTTTAGCTGCGTACCTTACAGGTCAAAGTGATGATCTTAATGCAGCACATGAAGATTTAGCATTAGAATTTGCTGCAATACAAGGACCAGATGGTAAAGGTATGTATGATAATGACAAGGCTGGAAATTTTGCCAGAATAGATGCAAACCTAGTCAGAGAATCTTTAATTGCTGCACGCAAACTTTTAATGAATAGAGAATGACAGACTCAAACTTAATTTCACAAGACGAAAATACAGTACCAGAAGGTGCTTTTGGTATTGGGTCTAAAAAAACTGATGACTTTACAGAGAATGAAAGGCTAAGAAATTTTGGTATTAAAGATATACCTAAAGCAATCTTTGACCAGTTAAAAAGTAACTCAGGTGCAATCGTTTTACCAAATCAAATTACAGAAGAAGTTATAGAAAAAGCTGCTAAAACTCAAGATAAATTTTTAAAACCAAGATCAGAAGAAGAAGCTACTGCTTTAAGAGCTACTGCAGCAGGTATTGTTGATATACCAAATGAAATTAAACATATAGCTGATTTTATACAGGGTAATCCTTATGACCCAAATGAATTAATTGATTTAAAAGCTTTAGGTCTTGAAAAAGAAGGTGATTTAGATAATGCAGCATATCAAATATTTAAGTTTGGTTCTGGGTTCTTAATACCTTATGCTGGTTTTAATAAAGCTTTAAAAGGTATAAAAGGTATAAAAGCCTTACAAGGAATAAAAAATTATGACAAGATTGCTACTGGTGCTAGATGGTTTACCGCTGGTGGAGCAGCGGATTTTGTTGGTGTAGATGCCTATGATGAAAACTTATTTAATTTTCTTGGAAAGATAGAAAATCCAGTACTTACTAATAGATTTGTAAAACCTATTGTTGAATATTTATCTGCACCAGAAAGACCAGAAGAAGGAGATGAAAGTAATTTTGGTGAAGCAAAACTTAAGCAGTTTTTGACAGGTACAGTTTTTGGAGAAACTATTGGACTAACAGCAACAGCAGCAACAAAATTACCTAAATTAAAAAATGTATTAGAGCCATACGCTGTAAGACTTATTGATGATATTACAGGTGGTCCTAATATGTTAAATCCAGAACAGATGGCTAATAGAACTATTCAGCTATTGAAGGATATAAAGAATGATCCAAAAAGATTAGGTTTTGCTTTAAAACAAATTAAAAGATTAAAAAAAGCAACTCTTGTAGGTAGTGAAGAATTTTCAGATGAATTTACAAAAGTACTAGATAATTTACCTAAGTTTGATGAAGTAACAAAAAAAACTAAAGTAACAAAAAAAACTAAAACAAAAGCTACTGATTTGCCTTTACAGCAATCAAAGCCTAATCCTAAAATTTGGAATGATGTAGAAAGTATTACTGATGATACATGGAAAGCTACAGGTAAAATATTAAATAGAATTGTTATACCTGACGAGTTTTCAGTAGAAGCTGCAAGTGCTATGGGCTATGATGAACTGTTGCCTAAAGTAATTCAGATAGCAAAAAAAATTAGTCCTAATGACCCAGAAAAACACATGAGGGTTATTTATCTTGGTGCAATAAAAGAACAAAAAAGATTAGCTACAAACGTAAGTCAATACATGACCGATATAGAACAAGCTTTCATGCTTGGAGAAGAGATACCAGATGAACTATTACAGAATTGGTCAGAAGATGTATCAAAGATGATAAATCTTGCAGGTCCAACTAAAAAGATAAGTAACGAAACAGCAGGTACAGTAAGAGTAAATCAACTTATAGATGCGGAACCTAAAGATGTTATTCGTAAATCTGTTGATGAAGAAGTACAAGCAGGTATTGGTGGTGGAGAAAAAACTGCTGAACGTGCGAGAAAAGAAAGATTCCAAACAACAACGAGAGATTTAGTTGAAAAGACTAAAAAACAAATAGCTGAACAAAAACTAATACCAACAAAAGAAGAACTATATGAAGGTATGCAAACTTATATACAAAATAATGATATTGAAGGTTTGTTAGGTATTACAAGAAAAGTATTAGCTATGCAGGGTGATAGTAAAAAAATAAGCAAGCTTGTAAAAGGTATGAATTTATTTGATAGAGGAGCTAAAGGGTTGAGAATTAGTAATGAGTTGTTTATCAATAATTTATTGTCAGCACCAGAAACACAAATCATCAATATTATTGGTTCTTTATTTAATGTTGCTCTTGGTCCTTTAGACCTAGCAGCAGGTAGTCCAATCATGGACAAACAAATGAAAATAAGGGCAGCTAGAGAGCTTGCTACTATTTTTACATCTTCTATAGATAGTCTTAAAGCAGCAGGTAAAGCTTTATGGCTTGATAAAAATATTCTTGATGAAAGAAGAATGTTTGGTACACAAGATGCTTATGAAAGATATGCAATAAGAATGATGGGTGATAGTGCTTTTGCAAAAAGTATAAATTTATTTGGTCATGGAGTTAGAGTACCTTCTCGATTTATGATGGCAGGTGACGAGTTTACAAAACAAATTGCATTTAGATCAGGTCTTATGGGTGATCTTACGACACAAGCAACGGAAAGAGGATTAACAGGTAAATCTTTTCAGATTTATGTAAAAAGTAATTTTGATGAAATTATAGATATTGTTAATACCAAAAGTTTTACTAGAGGACAAGATACTGCCTTTCCTGATTTTGTACCAAATGAAAACATTTTAGACGCATATACAAGAAATTTAGATTATGCAGCAGATAGAACATTTACAACTGAATTAGGCAAAGGATTTGGTCTAAATGGTGCAGGTTCAGCCCAAACAAAAAAACTTGCAGAAATATTAAAATCTTCTGCTTTAAGGCCAATAGTTCCTTTTGTTACTACACCTGTAAATATAGGTAAACAAGTAATTAGAAGAACAGGTGTGCCAGACTTTAGAACTTTATTTAGAGGTATGCCACCAAAATATAATGCAACTATAGGAAGAATTTTAAAAGAACATAATGATAATTTATTAAGTGATGACTTAGCTACTGCATATAGAGCTAACGGAGAAGCTACTATGGGTGGTCTTTTATGGGCTTATTTTATATCTTTAGCAGCAGCCAAAGATGACCCAGAAGCAGAATTAGCAATTATTGGTGGAGGTCATCATAATAAATATTTAAGAGAAGGAGAGAAAAGAACTGATGAATTACCTTATAGTTTTAGAGTTTTACAAAAAGACGAAGATGGCAATGTAATTAGAGGAGATAATGGTTTACCAAATTACGAATACTTAGACCTTTTATCTCGAATGGAACCAATAGGTTCTTTATTTATGATTGCAGGTGATATGGCATATATTAGAGATTTTGTAAGTGATGAAGATTATGACAAAGCTGCTTATGCTCTTACAGGTTTACTATCAAGAAATATAGGCAATAAATATATGCTTCAAAATGTTGCAGAGTTTATTGATTTAACAAGTGATGTTGGTGCTTTAAAAAGGTTTTATAGAGTGCCAGCAAATTACGCTGCAAATCTTGTACCTTTTTCTTCTTTATGGAGAAGTATTACAAGAGCAAGAGGTGAAAAATGGACATACGAACTTCGTGATAATGAAGGTAAATTATTAGGAACTCAAACATACGAAGGTAGATTTCCAAAAAGAAAAACTAAATTTACAAAAGGAGATAGAAAACCTCAAACAGAAAGAATCGAAGATAGAGGAGACTATACAGAAGATTATGGTGAATATGAAGGTAATGATTTTGGTAGTTTAAAACTATCTAATAATCCTTTTCAAGATTTAGATATTTTTGGCACAATGATAACAAGAAGTTTGCAAGACTATACAGAAGGTTTTAGTGCAGATATTGAACCAATAAGAAGCATGACAACAGGCAGAATTGCAGAATACCCAGAAGGTGCTTTTTTTGGTAATTATTTTAATCCTTTTAAATACAGAAAAGAAAAAGATAATCCTGTTGATGAATATATAAGAAGATTAGATCTAAAGCTTGTACCACCGCTTGAAACTATTAGATTTAATAAATATGGTAATGAAGTAAATTTAACAACACAACAATATAACAAGCTAACAAGTCTAATACCTTTTATAAAAATAAGCTATGACGAAAAAGGCAGACCTTTTTTTGATCCGCAAAATGGTAAACGCTTTCCAGAAATAATTTTAGAACTTTCTAGAAATAAAAATAATATTAAAGCTTTAAAAGAATTAGAAGCTGATCGTTCTGGTGGGATTGATGCACAAGGAATGTTAACAAGAAAAGAAATTATAAGAAAAGAACTACAACAACCAGTAAGAACTTTTTGGAAGGATTACAAAAAAGTTGCTGTAGAGTACTATAAAGAATATATTATGGATAAAAAAATAAAATCAATGGCTGAAAACGAAAACAGAAGAGCTTATGAAGATATAATACCAATATTAGAGAACTTCTCTGGAAACTAACTATGGCTACCAACACAACTGCTACCTCACAAACCCATAATGGAAATGGTAGTACAGCCACTTTTGCTATATCTTTTTCTTTCTTAGAAAATACAGAAGTTGATGTTACAGTTGGTGGTGTTCTTAAAACACTAGGCACTCACTACAATATTAGTGGTTCATCAGTTACTTTTACTTCTGGTAACATACCTCCTTCTGGTACTGCCAATATAAAATTTCAAAGAGATACAAATATAAGTACAAAAAAAGTAGACTTTGCTGATGGTAGTGTTTTAACAGAAACAGACCTTGATAATAATAGTGACCAAATATTATTTGCTCAACAAGAGATTACAGATAAATTAGGTGGTATTGAAGAAGGAGCTACAGCAGATCAAACAGACGCAGAAATAAAAACTGCTTATGAAAATAATTCTGATACAAACGCATTTACTGATGCTTTACTATCAAAATTAAATGGCATAGAAGCAGGTGCTACAGGAGATCAAACCAATGCAGAGATAAGAGCAGCAGTAGAAGCAGCTAGTGATAGCAATGTGTTTACTGACAATGACCACAGTAAGTTAAATGGAATAGAAGCAGGTGCTACAGCAGATCAAACAGTATCAGAAATTAAAAGTCTTATAGCAGGTAGTCCTCTTGATGCTAGTCATCTTGCAGCAAACTCAGTTGATACAAGTGAACTGGTAGATGACGCTGTGACAAATGCCAAAATTGCAGATGCAGAACTAAAAACTTTAGCAGGTATGCAATCTGGTACAGCTTCTAAATTAGCTGACAGTACAGCTTTGACATCTGATATAGCAGACCTTAACCAGTTAGATGGTTTACAGAAGGCAACAACTATAACTGATGACGATACTAAGTTTCCTACAAGTGGTGCAATCGTAGATTATGTAGCTGCACAGTTAGCACCTATTGGTGGTTTAGAAGCAATAGCAAATGAAAACTCTTTTCCTAATACACAACCAGCGTCAGGTGTGGTTATAAGTATTGCAGATGCAGGTGGGTTAGCAGTTAGCAGTACTGGTACTGCATCTGGTCAAACAGTAGGTGGTACAACAGTAAATATATCTGGTATTGCTACAAACTTTCGTGGTTCTAGTGTTTCAGCAGGTGTTAGATTTCTTGTTGTTTC